GCGCGCTGCTAACGAGGACGAGACTCGTGTAGGGTTGAGGCTTGTTCCAAGTGCTCGCTCGATGAGGGTCTGAGCTATGGCTTTTGCTTCCGACAAAAACGCGTATGGGATCTCTGACCGGTCTGGTTTTCGTTACCGCCTGCGCGATATGCGCAAGGAGTGGACGGGTGCGCTTGTCGGGTCCGACGAGTATGAGGCGAAGCACCCGCAGCTCTACCCTCCAAAGGCAGGCCCGGATCCGCAGGCCTTACGCAATCCCCGCCCTGATCAGCCCGAGGCGCTTCAGGTCTACGTGGATGTGCCGACAGTAGAGGCACCTAGCCTTGTGAGCGTTCGTATGATAGGTAAGGCGGGACAGGTTACGGTGGTGACAACATGAGCTTTACATACGGCCAACTCAAGCAGGCGATTCAGGATTACTCTGAATATGACGAGACCACTTTCGTCAACAACATCCCTTTGTTTATCCGCCAGGCTGAAGAGCGCATTCTCAAGCAGGTGCAACTCAGCTTGTTCCGTAAAAATGCTACTGCGTTTTCTGACAACGGGAACCCATATTTGGCTGTTCCGTCCGACTTCTTGGCACCGTACTCTTTGAGCTACCGCGGCAGCAACGGCGACCGTAGTTTCTTGGACTTCAAGGACGTGTCTTTTGTACAACAGTACAATCCCGACACCACCACTACAGGCACGCCGAAGTACTACGCTCAGTTCGACGTCGACTACTTTCTCTTGGGTCCGACGCCTGATCAGGAGTTCACCATGGAACTCCACTATCTGTATCGGCCTCAGAGCATCACTGAGCTTTCGGACGATGGAACGACCTGGCTCAGCACAAACGCTGAAATGGCCATGCTTTACGGATCCCTTTTGGAAGCGTACATTTTCATGAAGGGCGAGCCTGATGTCCTGTCGCTTTACGAAAAGCGCCTGCAGGAATCCATCGTTGGAATTAAACTTCTGGGCGAAGCCAAGGAAACCACAGACCAGTATCGCACTGGTCAAGTCGTGAGGCCCAAGACCTGATGTTCAGTTTAGACCTTAGTGTAAAGCAAGACGCTCCTCTCGTTGGTGTTCGCGCAACCAATAACAGGGGGTTCACTCCCGAGGAGCTTGCTGCACAGTGCGCGCAGAAAGTTGTTTCAGTGGCTGACACTGCACCTCCCGCTATCCGGGATCAAGCGGTTGCTTTTCAAAAGCACATCGAAAAGGTGGTCGAGCACTATTTGAAACAAGCGGTTCGCAGCGACCGCACAACTGTGTATAATGCACTCAATGACGCGGGTCATCCCGACCTCGCACAACTGATAAGGAAACTGTGACATGGCGTTCACTGGGAATTTTCTTTGTACATCATTCAAGCAGGAGATCCTGCAGGGTGTGCATAACTTTACGACAGGCACTGGCAATTCATTCAAGCTGGCGCTGTACACCAACAGTGCTGCGTTTACGGCAGCCACAACGGCTTACACCGCGACGAACGAAGTTGGTAACTCTGGTTCCTACGCAGCCGGCGGCGGCACGTTGACAAATGTCACACCAACAACATCTGGGACGACAGCCTTCACAGACTTTGATGACCTGACATTCACGTCAGCCACTATCACTGCACGTGGCGCATTGATCTATAATGACACTGCGGCAGGCGATCCAAGTGTTGTTGTTCTAGATTTTGGTGCTGACAAGACGTCGACCGCAGGCGATTTTCAGATTGTTTTTCCTACTGCCGATAGTTCAACGGCCATCATCCGGATTGCCTAAGCCACTCTGCCTAACGGAGGAGTGACTGGTTATGGCGAATATCACAGGATGGAGCCGAGAATCTTGGTCTGAGGGGCCGTGGGGTCAAGCGGCCCCCGTTGTGATATCTGGGCTAGGTGCAACAAGTGCCGTCGGTAGCGTAACTGTTACTGGCGACTCTTCTGTTGTGTCTGGGAACCTTGGGGTCACGGGCTCTGTAGGTTCTGTGAGCGTCGTGATTAACGTCGAACCTGTCATCGCTGGGCAGGAAGCTACAGCCTCTGTTGGTGTCGTCACCACGTCAGGTACGACTGAAGTCCCAACAACCGGGGTGGAGGCAACGAGTGCTGTCGGTGCCGTTACGGTGGCCGCAGGTGCAGATGCTGTTGTGTCGGGTCTGGCCGCCACGTCTGATGTCGGTGAGGTCACGTTCCGTGCACTTGTCGCTGCCGTTGTTACAGGGGTGGAGGCAACCAGCGGAATTGAAGGCGTCACGATCGGCGAGGGTTCGGGTGTAAACGTCGAACCTACTGGGGTCGCCGCAACCAGCGCAGTTGGCGCCGCAGTTGCTACTGGGTCGACTGCACCTGCTACAACCGGACTTTCTGCTACAGGTGGTGTTGGCTCCGTTACAGCCACCGGTATTGCCGTGGTCAGCCCTGTAGGCGTAGCTGCCGACGGTCTGGTTTCTTCTATACGGCAAGATGCTCTGGTTACGTTTGAGGGCTGGGGCCGCAACACGTGGGGCGCCGGAGCTTGGGGCACGCCGATCTCATTACCGCTCGTAGGAACGGGCGCGGTTGGCGAAGTCACCATCAAAAACAACCAGCGCATCCCAGTAACAGGTTTTGAGCTGACATCGACTGTTGGTTCTGTTACTGTCACCACAGGAACCGGTATAGACGTTGATGTCACGGGCGTCACCGCAGATGGTCTGATCTCCCCTTGGGGCGTGTTGGTGTGGGGCCGCGTTGTGCCTTCACCTGACACAGATTGGACACCTGTTGTGCCAAGCACGACAACAAGTTATACTGAAATTAACCCGTGACGGAGGCTCAGAGGTAAACTATGGCCAGTACATACACCATCAATACCGGTATCGAACTCATTACCAACGGCGAGCAGTCGGGTACATGGGGTGATACTACGAATACAAACTTGGAGATCGTCGATCGCTTAACAAGCGGTGTCGGTGCAATCACGCTTTCTGGTACGACGCACACGCTGTCTACTGCTGACGGCGCGTTGTCCGAGGGCCAATACAAGGTGTTGGTGTTTGGAGGCTCTCCCAGTGGGACGAACACAGTTACTGTTTCTCCGAACGATCAGAGCAAGCAGTACTTCATCGTCAACAACTCTGGGCAAAGCGTTATCATCAGCCAAGGTTCTGGTTCAACAGTAACCATTGCTGACGGCGCGACGGACATCATCTACTGCGACGGCGCAGGTGCTGCAGCTGCAGTAACCAGCTTTGGTACAGATCTTTCTGGTGTTTTAACCTCGGCAAACAACTTGTCGGATGTAGCGAACGCAGGTACTTCGCGCACCAACCTTGGTCTTGGCACAGCTGCTGTTGGCGACATCGGCACAGACGTTCTGGCCTACGACGCCAACCTTCAATCATTTGTCACGGCTTTGACGCTTCCCACATCAGATGGCACAAGCGGCCAAGCATTAGTTACGGACGGAAGTGGTACTATCAGTTTTGGTAGTGCTGGAATATCAACTGGTAAGGCCATTGCTATGGCAATCGTGTTCGGCTGAGGAGAAATTAAATGGCAAACCCAAATATCGTAGATGTCACAACGATCACAGGCAAATCCGCCACGATTGCGTTGTCGACAACATCCGCAACCACACTGGTTAGCAACGCTGCATCAAGTGGCAAGGTCTTTAAGATCAACATGATCCAAGTGGCTAACGTCGACGGCTCGAACGCTGCTGACATTACCATTGACGTGCACAGCGAAGACGATGGCGGCGGCACAGCATACTCGCTGATTGCTACTGCATCGGTAGGTGCTGATTCGTCGTTGGTTGCCTTGGATAAGTCCACAGCGATTTACCTTGAGGAAGACAGGTCTATTACCGCAACTGCTGGCACAGCAGACGACTTGGAAGTTATCGTAAGCTACGAGGAGATCTCATAAAATGCGTACCATAGGTAACACACCTGTGGGTGGTGAAGTTCGGGCAGTTGCCAGTGGTGCATTGGCTAACGGCGATACTGTTGTTGTTAATGCAGATGGGACTGTTAGTGTTGTTGATGTTGAAGATCAGGCTGTAGGCAGTCCTGTAGTTTTTGAGAGTGCTAGTTCCAGTGATATGTCAGCTACCTTTGATAGTAGCTCTAACAAAGTAGTGATTGCATATAGGGACGATGGTAACTCTAACTACGGAACTGCCATAGTAGGGACTGTAAGTGGAACCTCTATTAGCTTCGGAACGGCTGTAGTCTTTGAGAGTGCTGCTTCCTATAATATATCAGCTACCTTTGATAGCAGTTCCAACAAAGTAGTGATTGCATATAAGGACGTTGGAAACTCTAACTACGGAACTGCCATAGTAGGGACTGTAAGTGGAACCTCTATCAGCTTCGGACCGGCTGTAGTCTTTGAGAGTGCTGCTTCCTATAATATATCAGCTACCTTTGACAGTAGCTCCAACAAAGTAGTTATTTCTTATACGGACGGTGGTAACTCTAGCTACGGAACTGCCATAGTAGGGACTGTAAGTGGAACCTCTATTAGCTTCGGAACGGCTGTAGTCTTTGAGAGTGCTAGTTCCTCTGATATATCAGCTACCTTTGATAGTAGCTCTAACAAAGTAGTGATTGCATATAGGGACGGTGGAAACTCTAACTACGGAACTGCCATAGTAGGGACTGTAAGTGGAACCTCTATCAGCTTTGGAACGGCTGTAGTCTTTGAGAGTGCTTATTCCATTGATATATCAGCTACCTTTGATAGCAGTTCCAATAAGGTAGTTATTGCATATAGGGACGCTGGTAACTCTAACTACGGCACAGCTATTGTCGGAACAGTGAGCGGGACATCTATCAGCTTCGGAACGGCTGTAGTCTTTGAGAGTGCTGGTTCCTATAATATATCAGCTACCTTTGATAGTAGCTCTAACAAAGTAGTGATTGCATATAGGGACTATGGTAACTCTAGCTACGGAACTGCCATAGTAGGGACTGTAAGTGGAACCTCTATTAGCTTCGGAACGGCTGTAGTTTTTGAGAGTGCTACTTCCAATAATATATCAGCTACCTTTGATAGCAGTTCCAATAAGGTAGTTATTGCATATAGGGACGCTGGTAACTCTAGCTACGGAACATCTGTAGTCTTCCAGAATGAATCCACCAACCTCACCTCCGAGAACTACATCGGCATTGCCAAGGGCGCTGCTGCCGACGGAACATCTGCTGTTGTCCAGACGGGTTGCTCCATCAATGACGCACAGTCTAGCTTAACTGCTGGGCAGGCTTACTATGTCCAAACTGACGGTACGCTGGGCTTAACCGCTGCCGATCCATCTGTACTTGCTGGCACTGCTGTGTCGGCTACTAAACTCATCGTGAAAGGATAATCTGATGAAAACTATCGTTGAGACATCAAGCGGCTTGTCGAAGTACTTGCTTGCTGATGACGTTACTATTACTGCCACTGCTGACAATATTACTGTAGGTGACCCTGCCAAGTTCATCATTGGTGACTTGAACACTGGTAATGCTACCGTGCATGAGGGTGTAACAAACGCCCCTGACGACTGGACAGGCAATAAGTACTTCTATGATGGAGCTACTTGGACACTGGACCCTGATTGGGTAGACCCGACACTCGAAGACGAGGAATAATCATATGCGCACCATTGGTACACCCAGCACACAAGCACGAAAGCTGAACGCCATTGCCAGTGGTGCGTTGCCGAATGGTGATCCTATTGTCGTTAATGCTGACGGGACTGTTAGTGCTGTTGGCGGCGGGAACCTCACCGCCGAGAACTACATCGGCCTAGCCAGCAACGGCTACCCTGACACCGCTGGGGCCACCATTGACGTACAAGGTGCGATAAACGACAGACAATCAGGTTTGACTGCGGGTCAGAGCTACTACGTCCAGACGGATGGTACACTAACCACAACCGCTGGAGACCCAAGTGTCTTCGCTGGCACAGCCATATCGGCAACA